TATCATCTTCTGAGGGCTGATAGTCCTCCTCATATTCTTCCTCGTCCGGGTTATGTAGTTTGTTTTCTAAAGAGTTGTAGGCTTTCGCCATATCTTCAGGGCTGTTAAACTTATCGGGTAACCATTCGGGTCTGTCATCAGTATGGGCGCTTTCTACTCCCTCCGCTTTTTCAAGCATTTCTTGAACATGCCCAGCGTCTTCGACAGCCTCATCTCCCTGATAAGTGCTTACTTCATCTGCCATTTAATTCTTCCTTGTGTTGGTTGATTATCTTCTACGTCTGCCTGTTGGTCTCTTGCCACCAGCTACCTGGCCACTCTTCCATCCGTCTTTGAAAGTCTTCTTTTTGGAAGGGGAGTCTTTCTTCTTAGCGTCATCTTTAGTTTTGGTTGAGTACTGCTTACCTTTCCAAGTAAACACTTTAGCCCCAGATGATTTAGCAGCTTTAAAAGCCTGTCCAAAAGACTGACTGTCCTTTTTAGGCTTGGCTTTATCCTTGGGTTTATCTCCAAGAAGTTTATTAGCCAACCCCTTCATATCAGCAACCTGAGATTGGTCTAGCTTCATCTTAGGTTTTCTGACATCAATAGCTAAAGGGTTCTTAGTGTTGTTTCTACCCTGCATGTCTGACCCAGTACGTCTTGCCTTCATGTACCCACCAAGAGCTTTTAACTGCTGTGGTGACTTGTGGTCAGCATAAGTTGTTTTGGTCTTACGTTTGACCTGGCTTCCTGTGGATTTACCCACAGTCGTATCATTCTCACCAGCTCTACCTGTACCTTTCCCTAAGTCCCTGCGACCACCCATAGACATGTCACCAATGCCTCTTTGCGCTCTAGTCTTGGGCGTGACTTTTTTATCAAACTTACTAGGAATCTGCTTCTCTTTTTCAGAAAGACCTAGTGAATCTTTTTTAACCTTCTTAGACTTGGTTTTATTTTTCCTACGCTCACGCTCTTTCCGTTTATTAGCCTCTATGAGCTTTTTCATCTCTGCTGTCTCAGCCATTCTGTTGTCCTTGTCCCATCATTTGTTTCATCATTTTTTGCATGGATTCAGGGTCTTTCCCCATTCCATCGCCCATTGACTTAACCATTACAGGTGCTGATTTCTCAATAGCACCACCCATAGTTTTCATCATCATTTGTTGTTGTTGCTGTTGTTCCATTTGAGCTTGCTGCTGTTGGGTTTCCATCTGTAACTGCTCTTGAGATTTAATCAAGCCATTAGTGTCGATACCCAATGAAGCACCAAGTCTATCGATGTAGTCATCTAGCATTAGATGTTTAGCTATCATCTCTGGACCAAGAGGTTGCAACGACTGTATGAAGGTCATTAAGTTGTTAAGGTCATTACCCCGACCCAACGCTTCTATGCCAGTTACTACAGAAGGTTTCAAAGTGTCTTTAGGGAACTTAGGCATTTTGCCAGCGCGTTCCATTCGATCAAGAATCAACTTGACTAAAGGCATTTGGAACTCCATAGACAACACAGAGTAAACACCACCAAGGGCAGCCTCTAACTCTTTAGCTTGCATTCTGATCTCTTCTGCTGTAACTCTCTCAGCATTTCTAGTAACTGATGAAGAGAGTAAGAAAGCATAACCAAGTCGCTCAGTAATCGTTTGAGCGGTATCTTGAGCGACTCGTAAATCAGCTTGCTTCTGAGTTTGTAGCGTTGTTACATCGTTAGCGTCTCCCTGTACGATTCCACCGTTGGGAGCTTCTGCTAGAGTTTTAAGTCTTGTTGTGCCGTTAGGTCTAACAAGGAAAAGAACTTTGGCTGAAGCGGCAGAGCCTTCTACAATAGCTTGCGTAAGAGCCTCTAACGATTTCAAATCACCAATGAATTCCTCACATAACCCTCTGCCATAGTCTTCACCAGACATTGAGGTGAAACGTAAAGCTAACCAAGGGGATTTATCAACAGGGTATTCTCCTATTGAGGATGGGATTTTCAATCCTTTAACTTCTTGATGAACGTGGAACTTATCGCCAACCCTACACACATAAGTGAATAGGTCTAGGTTCTTGGCATCCTTGTACTGGGATTCACCTTCAACCATTGGTAGTAGTTCTAGAACTTCTTGTGGAAGCATTCTAGGGGAGACAGTCTCTTTAACAACAATCTCTAATAGGTTGCCATCGGTGTCTCGTTTAACACAATAGCGGTCCAGTCTAAACACCTTCATTTGGCCTTTTCTAGGCATGTGTACTAAGGCGTTTCCTGAAACAATCAGTTGCTTTAAAGCTTCAAAGACTGGCACTCGTATGGCTGAAGATTCGATCTCGGACATCGCTATACGTTCTAGCTTTGACATAGCCTCTTCAGCTTCTCCACGCTTACCTCCAAGCTCTTCTAGATCGTGATCATCAATAGTCAATCTGAAGAAAGGGGAGTTTGGTGGGAGTAAAGCCATGAGGAGCTTTGATGCGAGGTTGTTTGTTCCTCTACTGCCTACTGATTGGTAGGGGGTGTTGTAGACTGTTGAGCCAGTGTGACCATCTGGAGGCATCAACATGGGGATTGTTAGTTCTGCTGATTCTCTAGCCCTCTGAAGGAAGGATTCCCTATCGGTCAGTAGTTGGGTGTATCGACCTTCAGCCTGTTTAGTACCAGACTCTAGCCCATTTAGTTGATGCATTTGTCACTCCTTCTATTTAGGAATAGAGAGACCTGATGCTCCTGCTCCACCTACGGATACACCGCTTGATGACATTCCTGGTTTTGCTGATGTACGGACACTTCGTTTTCCTGCAACGGAGCTTGATGTAGCAGCTCCTGCTTTCCTTTTACCTTTAGGGTCAAGGACTGCTGACGGTTGTTTACCACCGGGCAAAGGTTTTTTAGTTTCTGCCTTCACCTCTGCCATAGGCTTCATGACTGGAGCCGGTGCTGGTGGTGGTGGGTATACGGTTTTAGAACACATGTTATTGTTCTCTCCTTAGATTGATTTCTTAGCTGTAGGGATGCTTAGTCCCGATCCTGAAGTCCCTGGTGTTGATAGGCCAGGGTCTTTTCTTATTCTGTATTGTGATTTGCCTAGCCGTTTCTTGGCTAGTTCTGTCTTGTCCTTCTCGCTAGTACCTTTTCTTTTGATGACTGGTATGGCGTTGGACGGGGGTGCTGCTGCTGGTGCAGCGGCTTGTGGGGTTGGTGGTGGTGCAGCCCCTCCTCCCATGCACATAAGCTTACTCCTCTTGGTCTACTAGACTTCTTATATAGTTAATTATGATTTGTTTGCCCTGAAGAACCTTTAAATCCCCTAATGTAAGGTCTTGATTTAAAGGGACTTTGTTTGGGAACTGCTCCTCTAAATGCTCCAGTAACCATAAAGGCACTGGAGACTTGAGGTCACTATATAAAGCCACCTACCACCCCCATGAGCCTGACATTCCGTCAGCGGAGTAGTCTGTAACCTTACCTTCAAAGAAGTTTTTAAGGCTGTCCCCAGACAGGATATAGTCTAACCAAGGGATAGGGTTTTCTTTAATGTCCCAATTCTTTTTAAGCCCTAGTTGTATCAACCGTCTGTTTGCTATCCACCTTATATACTGCTTTACCTCATCAGCACTAAGACCTTCAACAGCACCTTCAGAATAAGCGAGGTCTATCACAGCGTCTTCTAGCTTCACGGCCTCTCTGAACATCTTGTAGATATCTTTCTTGAACTCGTCTGTGACTACTCTAGGATGTTCTTGGCAGAATGCTTTAAACAACATAGTCATACCCTGAACATGCATTGTCTCATCTCTAATCGACCACTCAACAACCTCAGACATCCCTCTGAGCTTACCAACCCTCTGATAGTTCAACAGCATTATGAAGGCTGAGAAGAGGCTCATTCCTTCGTTACAACAAGTTTGTGCTAGAGCTTTAGCTAGACCGTGTTGGGTGTGGACATCGTTGTCCTGCATGAACTCAATCTTATCCTTCATCTCTTTAAACTCTAAAAATTTAGAGTACTCTGTTTCGTGGAATCCCAAGGTGTCGTTGAGCAGGGCATACGCTCGTTGGTGAATAACTTCTCGGTTGGCAAAAGATAGAAGCATGTGCCTTATCTCGTTGTTCTTAAACTTAGGGATGAACAGATCGCAGTAGTTTGCAGCAACCTGAACATCCGACTGTGTGAAGAGCCTAAGTATTTGAGTTATATGAGCTTTCTCCACATCTGATATCGCCCCTGTGTTCCATTGGTTGACATCTTCTTGGAGATTGCACTCGCTCTCTAACCAATGAAGCTTCTCATGTTCTAAGGCTAGTTCAGCAGCCCACTCATATTTAAAAGGTCTATAAGACTCTGACTCGCTAATTAACCCTGACATGCTAAACACTCCTCTTCAAAATCTTTAAGAGCATCTCGCTCTACTTTAATTGAAACCTTCTCGGCAGCCTTTGAAGACTCCGTTCTTAGGTAGTACAGGCCTTTCAAGCCTTTCTGCCATGCTCTCATGTGGACAGCATTAACATATGCTTTGTCGCTCCCTGAAGGGAAGAATAGGTTCACAGACTGACCTTGGCAGATGTACTCTTGACGGAATCCTGCGTGGTCAACTACCCATCTTTGGTCTAGCTCAAAAGCCGTCTTGAAGACCTCCCTCTCATGATCATCTAGGAAGTCCAGGTGTTGGGCTGACCCATCTGCATGTAGAATAGATTGCCACACCTCTTCTGTGTTCCTACCTCTACTTCTAAGCAACTTCTCTAAATGCCTGTTCTTGATAAGGTGCGCTCCTGCTCTAGTTCTGTGAGTGTAAGCATTAGACTTAACAGGCTCTATCGATGGGGTTGCCGCTGTGATAATACTGCTGTTAGCGTTTGGTGCTACTGCTAGAAGGTGAGCATGTCGCATTCCTGATCCTTCCATGTCGTGGGGGCATCCTCTGGCGTCTGCTAATTCTTGTGAGGATTTAACAGCCTCCTCTTTTATATACTTGAAAATGTACCTGTTGAGCGACACAGCGGCAGCACTTTCCCACGCTATGTTGTTCTTTTGTAAGAGACCATGAAAGCCCATCGCACCTATGCCTATGCTTCTCTCTAGTAACGCTGAAGTCACCGCTCTTCGTAGTGTGTCAGGAGCTTCCTCAATGAAGGCTGTCAGGACATTGTCTAAGAACTCAGTAAGGTCTTTCACCATGTTAGTTCCTTTCCACTCGGTGAAGTGTTCTAGGTTCACAGAGGAAAGGCAACAGACAGCGGTTCTATCCTCGGAAGTGGGAAGGTGTATCTCGTTGCACAGGTTACTGCCCTTGATGCTAAGACCTTGTTTTTTAAGGCTTTCAGGCAAGGCTTCATTTGCCGTATCGATGAAGTTAAGGTAAGGCTCACCAGTCCTGAAGCGAGTTTCCAACAAACGCTCCCATAACTCCCTAGCAGGGATGGTTGCCCGGACCGTCCTATCATTAGGGTCTAGCAGCTCCCACTCTAATCCTTCCTTGACAGTCTCCATAAAGGCATTGGTGAGGTTCACAGCATTGTGTAGGTTAAGGCATTTCCTGTTAGGGTCTCCACCAGAAGGTACACGCATGTTAACGAACTCTAAGATGTCAGGATGGTCAATATCCAAGTAGGCAGCATAAGAGCCTTTCCTTGTTACCCCTTGGCGGTAGGCGTTCATGTCAGAGTCAACAGTCTTTAGGAAGGGTATGAGGCCAGGGGATATCTGTGATACCGCTCTAACGTCAGACCAATGACCACCAACACCTCCTCCTTTAACGGACAGCCAACGTAGCTCTGCACTATGCTCTATAAGACCTTCTAGAGAGTCAGGCACATAGGTCAGGAAGCAAGATATAGGTAATCCTTTATGGTCTCTACCTTGCTCTGGAGCGTTAGAGAGGATAGGGGAGGAAAACATGAACCAGCCTTTTGAGGCATAGTCATAAATCCTCTGAGCAAGTTTCATGTCCCCACCACAGTAGGCAACTGAAGCTCTCGCAAAAGCTTTCTGTGGGCTGTCCTCAGTACCTTTTTGATAGTACCCGACAAGCAACATCTTAGCTTGCTCAGAAAGCCTCTCATCTCTTGATACGTCTATTTGTATTCCGTTGTATTCTTCAATCTCTCCTTGTCCTTCATACATCCTGTACACCTCCTATAATAAGCCCCTCAAACTCTTCTATAAGGTGGTTGAGGTACTTCCTAGCCTTTAAGAGATCATCTAGTTTATCAAGATCAGTAACCCCCTTGTAAGGCCATCGGGTGACGTACTTTACAATGTTACCTTCGCGATAATCTAACTTATTCGCAACAATGTAGGTCAAAGGATCAATATCTCCTTGGGTGTAATGAGATGGTGAATTTATGCGGTCTTCGGTATCCATAGTTTTACGTCTCCTGTTTTAAAATCAAATTCACCATTCTGTAGAATTCTAGCTAGTCTTGCGTTCTCTACAGCATCGGCATAGGTCTTACCTTTCTTTTCATATGTTGCTAAAACTACCTCCCACATATCGTCTAATTTGGTGAGGCCGTCTAACAACTTTAACGCTGTCTTTATACCAACCGTTGGGCATCCGGGATAATTGTCTGCGCTGTCTCCAACTAACGTCTGGCACATCCAGTTCTTGTGAGCCTGTTCAGGAGAGGTAAAGTGAAGCTCCCCTTTTGCAAAGAGAAAACCAGGGATAGTAAACATATCCTTGTCATCACTCAGCATAATCGTTTCTGTTGGGTGTTTAGTGTGCATCAGACCTAGCAGGTCATCCGCTTCTAGTGTTTTAGTCTCATAGGTCATATAGGATTCTTTCACCTTATTAATGATCGGTCTGAGTCCTATAGGCCTTCGTACAGCAGCTCTATTGGCCTTATAGCTTTCGCTAATAGTCTTCCTGAAGTTTGCTTTAGAATCGCTGAAGCATACCTCTATGGTATCTGCCCCAACCTTATCTCTAACACCATTGCAGTAATCTTGAAAAGCCACATAACCTTCTTGAGCATCCACATGAACAGTCCACAGGTCATCTCCCCAATTGATGGAGGTTTCCAAAGAGGCAGCTATCCTATAGACAACGAGGTCACCATCTACTAGTAGCCTAGTCATCTAGTAACTCCTCTAGTTCTTCAGGGAAGATAGAGGGCATCTCATCATAAAGAATCTTGAAGCACTCGTATGCGACTTGCCTATGCTCCGTCTGAGAACCTTTCTTCATGCGCTCTTGGACATAGTGTAGCCACGACCTTACGGTGCCAGCCATGATTATTGTGGTTGGTGTCATGCCTTCAGGTAGGACTGCTCTAGCAACCTCTAAAGCCACACCTTGATCTATGGCTAACTCATATGCTTTGGCCGCATGGTAGTGAACACCTTTTTGGGTTTCTAGCCATCTACCGTCATTAGCAGTCCCTGCATCATCTATAGAGTTCTGTCTATTGATCGGGTCTTTCAGTCTTGATGATCTGAAGTAGGGATCATCTGGAGCCTTGGCATATCTTTGGCTGTACTCTTGGAATGAGAAGCTTCTGTGCCTGATGATTTGATGGGCAACATCTCTAGTGGTCTTAACCTCAATTTGTACTGAAGCCATTTCAAAAGGAGACCAGTGGTTGTGTTTGATCAAATAAGCAATGAGGTTCTTTGATGTCTCTTTGTTAAATTGATTAGCAGGGTTTGATACTCTGGCCGCGTAGACGATCATCTCTTCTGCGGTAGTGATCCCATGAGGGAATATCTCTGATGATGGTTGTGTGATTCCTATCAATCTTGCTGTATGCATAGCTTCTCCTAAAATAATAAACTAGCCGCTTCAATAGCGGTTTTTTGTGGTACTTGAAACCACTCTCTTTTTTTATTAACTTCCTGTTCAATAACTGCGTGTCTTCCTACCAAATGTCGTAAGGTTCTTTCTGCAAGCTTCAGGTCTTCTTTGGGGACTTCCTTTGACCATATAATTTCTACTGACTTAGTGGGGGATGCTATGTTATAGCAAGCTAACCTGCCAGTCATGTCTGTAGTCCTTCCTATCTTCACATAGCCCACCTCCTTCATATTTACTGCTAAATAAATCAAATTAGTGGGTCTCTTTCCATGAGTTTCCAATATTGTATTCTCCTGTCATATGAGGCATTCCAAAGAAGTCTCCCGACTTCCCTATGCAATCGACAGCTATCCGTCCAACGCGATCAGCTACTGATGGTTTGCATAGAATCTGCAACTCATCGTGAACATATGCGACTTGGGTATACTGTCCCTGTAACCCCTGTTTTTGTAGTTCTTCATTAAATAAAACAACCCAATTTTTAGCTATAACTGCACCACAGCTTTGCAACAACAGGTTGAGTGCCTTGCGAGGTTCTCGGCATGTCAGTACACGACCATCAACCCCACGAATCCATCCTTTTTTTGCAGACTTCTCAACGTTGTCTATGAGTGCTTGTAGTTTCGGAAGTCCTTTCATAAATCTAGCCCTGATCTGCTTACCATCCTTAGTGGACGTACTGCCGATCAAGGACGCCAGTAGGCCATCACCACACCCATACACTAGGGCAAAGATGAAAGTCTTCGCCACAGCCCTTGTAGGCAGTCCTGCAAGCTCTTGGTTAAGGCTGTGAACATCGCCTGTCATGATCGTTTGCTGATAAGCTGCATCCTTCATATAGCGTGATAAACACCGCAGCTCAAGGGAGCTAATGTCAATACCAACCATTTTCAAACCACTTGGTGCGTAGAACAAATCCCTAAACTCTTCCCCGAAAGGAGTACCAGGAGCAGGTATTTGTTGGAGGTTAGGGTTGCTTGCTGTAGTACGTCCTGAGACAGCCCCTAGTGTGTCTACACGGCCATGAATCTTCCCATCCTTAACTAGCTTCAGGTAGCCATAGCGACCCTCCTGTAGCATGCCTAGTCGCTTCTGAAGCATCAAGAACTCGGTAAGCATTTTAGCTTCTTTTAGATCAATACCTTTTAATATTGCTTCATCGACTTTTGGCTTTCCTGTTGCCGTTAACTCAGTAGGCTTCCACCCAAGGCCTTGTAATCTGTCAGCTATCTGATCTCTAGAAGAAGGGTTAAACGGAATCACTTTCGTTTTTGTCTTCATTTCTATTACAGTAGGTGGGAGGGTGTCTTGTAAAGCCTTCTTCAACTCCATCGACCTTGATTTAAGACCACCATAGAGAGCCTCTGCTTTTTCCACGTTGAACGGAAAACCATCTATCTGTTGTTGTGTCATTATTAAAGCGAACTTATGCTCCATAGTGACAGAGCGTTGATCCATTTTAGCAACGTCTAAGTGAGCGCATAGCTTGGTGGTTACTCGCACATCATTCATGCAGTATTCAAGCATCTCTGTTGAGAATTCCTCCCAATCTGTAGACTCGTTAAAGTCTCCTTTGAGCATTCCTAGACGCACACCCCAAGCTTTGAGGGAGTGTGACCCTGTTAGAGTCTTTGGAGTAGGTCTCCACTCCCTAGCTTTCTTAACTTCATGAATCCAAAGGTCACCATATTTGAGCTTGCTCATTAGTAAAGTGTCTATGATATTTACGCTATCGTAAGAAAATCCGTGGAACCTTTTAAGGATGGGTAGGTCGAAACCAACGATGTTATGACCAATCAAGGTATCTGCCTCTTTAAGCCTCGTTAAGGCTTTTTCTAAGTCACCTGGCCCATAACCAATAACCTCAACATTTTCACCATCCCACTCACCAATAGCTATGCAATGTACTTTTGTGGCATCAATACCATCGGTCTCAATATCGATCACTAGTTTAGAAGTCATTAGAAAAATCCCCCATGCTGTCTTCTTTTAAACGTGCGGTAGCTATGTCGTAGTGCAGGTGACAAGCAAAACCTGTCTCCCCCGAATAGCGGTTCTTCAGTACTCGTATTTCTGAGATGTGAGGGGTGTCTCCTTGTTGATCTCTAGCTAGAGATATAAGGCTGTCACTCAGTTGTGCTACAGCCGCTGAACCCCTGACCGCAGATAGGGTTGGTTGCATCCCATCTTCATAGCCTTTATCACCACCACCCATAGGTCTTCGTAAGTGATTAACGAGGATCATGCCACAGCCAATCTCTTGTGTAACCGTTCTTAGTGCTGTCATGGTGTTGTCGATATTCCTCCTTTCATCACCACCAGACTGTCCTGATACCACAATCGATAAGTGGTCAAGGATGATAAAATCGCACTCTTCAGCAACCACCATATACTTGATACGCTCAATTAAATTCTCTGTGTCTGTAGAACCCCAATGGTCATACAGAATTATGTTGTTGTCTTTCACCGTCTCTGCGAAAAACTTAGTTAGCTTCTCGTCTGAGTGGTCACCTAGATGGAGTGGCTCATTCGCCTCAATGGACATAAACCCTAACATGCTTCTGCTTGGTGTTTCTTCCAAAGCGATATAGCCTACCTTTAGGTTTTGACCCATGAGGTGATGGGCAATCTCCCTACATACTTGAGACTTGCCACAGCCTGTGCCAGCCACAATAGTTAATACTTCATTCTTGCGAATGCCGTGGAGAATCTGATTTAGACCCAGCCACGGCAACTCAAAAGAAGCATCCTTGCCATAAGAGAGAATGTCTCCCAACAACTCATTCCCTCTAACGATACCATCAGGACGGAAGGTGTCTGCATTCCATGCGGCCTTCACAAACTCAGCCCCTCTGTTAGCTACCAACATTTCATTGGCATCTTTCAAAGGAAGCTTGCATATCTTTGCCTTACTACCAAACAGGGCAGCACATTCTACTGCTGCTTTCTGTCCGGGTTCATCCATGTCAAAGCAAAGGACAATGCTCTCAAACTTATTTACCCATTCAAAATTACGTTGAAGCGCAGCCTTTGCAGATTGCGATCCGTTTGGTACGGACACAACAGGGAAAGGTTTATGCTCGTTGATTTGAGCGACACTAATTGCATCAAGCTCACCTTCAACAATCGTCAACCTTCTAGGGTTGTCTCCAACATTCCACAGCCATTGGCCATAGAGAGGGGCTTTTTTAGTATCCCCTATCATTTTGAATTTTTTATCTTTCGCTCTGATCTTCGCACATACCCAAGAGCCGTCAACATCATAGTAGTTTGCGACTTGCGTAGAATCCTCCACGTTAACGCCATACTTCCAAATGCGACAACTCTCTTCCGTCAAAGCTCTAGAGGGCAACGCTTGATAGCGCAGTCCTGATAGTTTCGTTTCCATTCCTTCTCCTATATTTTCTTCGGTAACAGTAGTACTCTCTTTTTTGACATATGCATCACAAACAAAACAATGGTAATTATCGGTATATTCCGCATTACCATCTGAGCTTCCGCATTTGTCACATTGAGTGTGCCTTAAAAATTCCCCCACCATGCCTCCACATTAAACGATGGACATTCCTTGCTCGAAAACTTATTGTGGCCTACAACCTCTGCATCAGGATAAAGGGTAACAAGGTCTTGAATATGTGCTTCTAAAGCCTTCCATTGGAGTAGTGTGAAGTCTGCTTTGCCATGCCTTCCACCAATCACACACACGCCATGAGATATGTCGTTCTTACCTCTGACATGCGCTCCAACATCTCCATATCCTCTTCCTTCTTCGATAAGACCATTGCGTTTTATAACAGAGTTATAGCCAATAGTTCGCCAGCCTTTCTCCTTATGCCACTTAGTGATCTCTCTAGCCCCAATATCCATCCCCGGGGGTGTGTCCGAACAATGAATAATTATGTACTTAGTCTCTTTCCTCTTCGCCATCTACCGTCTCCATCCATGATTCTGGTATTGTTTTATCAGCGTACTTAAAGTTGTACTTTTCACACCATTCAGCACAGGTCATCTTGCTGCCTTGAAGTCCTGACGCTGAACGTGTGAAAACAAATCTAATATCTAGGCCAGGGTTTTGATCTCTCACCAATCGCATCTTCCGTTGATCTTCTTGATAAAAATAACCCTTAGTCTCAATCAGCATGCCGTTAACCTCAAAGTCAGGGGTGTATGTTTTCTCCACCACATAGTTCAACTTCTGTTGCTCATAGGCATACTTGATGTCACGCTTCTCTAAATCTTCCGCAACATCTTTTTCTAGACCTGATCTAAAAATCCCAAACCTCTTGCTCTTTCCCCCCAGCGTCCACTGGTGTCTTTTCTTCGGCACTTTTCACCTCTCCTTGGTATCCGTTGTCGTAGCTTTGGAAGTCTCCGCTTCCATTTCCATATTCGACAAGTTTAATGATTTGAATTGAGCGTAGTCTTAGGGATACTGAGCAATTCCCTGACATTTCCCACGGCACCAGCTCAAATCCAATTGCGATTTGTGACCCATTCCCAATCAGCTTGTCACCTATATCAATTGGGGCTGGCCCTCTGTTGGCGTTACCAGTGTCGTAGATAACAATTTTAGGGAAGAATGAATCACCCCCATTTCTAGGCTTCACCTCGTATCGTTGCTTAAACTTAAATACAACCTTACCTGTATCTTCACCGTCTTCATCAAGAACAGGCTCATACGGTTTAGTTGTCTTGAAGTTCTTCTTAGGTGCTTTAGCTTTAGCGACAACCAAAGCTTCTGCAATAGCAGCATCAATTGTTTCCTGAAGTCCTGTAGCTTCTTTTGCTTCTAAAATTAATGAAGCTTTGTAAGATACAGGTTGAAAACGCTCATCAGGTTTGGTTGCCCATACCCACGTTGCTTCACCAACAGGTGTTGTTAGTACTTCTTTAGCCATTTTTAATTCTCCTTCTAGTTGAAAAAATAGTCCGAATCTAGGACTTGGTTTAAATCGAAATTACCTCTCTTAGGCATTTCAGGTGTTGCATCTCCAAATAAGTAGAGTGCTTCTTCATAGACATCTCTCACAATATCGGTCTTTGTGTAGAGGTCTACGAAAGTCTTCTTAATGTTCTTTTTCATCACAGGCATGTCTGCTGCCCTGCACCCATAAGAGTCATGGACAAAGGCCATAGGCATATGTGGGTCGTGCTTCAGATTCTCCTCAACAGTTGCATCTAAGTGCGCTGTATCCATGCTGTGGATGAAGTTTGGGCTTGCCCCCTGACGATTCCTTCGGGTACAGGACTTCTTAGGGTTAGGCTCTGATAAATTCACCTGAACAAATGACCCATCGATGGTAGTTCTGACCCTTTGTGTGGTCATATCTGTGTATCTTTGACTAACCGTAAGGCCATTTGGAGGGGTCCAGGTGAATGGTAGGTTCTCTTTAGCGTATAAAGCCGCTATCTTTTTAATCCATTCCATAAACACAGCTTGTCCTGATAGTCGCTCGTTCATCGCGCCCCAAAGATGACTAGTTAGGAACATACTCATCCGCATGTCCTCTCTAGTAGGCCATTTTGGAGGCTTTCCTTCATCCCTTTGATCAGAAATATACTCGTCAACGTATCTAGTGCAGCTTTGGCGTGTTGAGGAGTAGCTTTTGGTCATAACAGGTCTCTTTGTGAGCTTTCTCACTAGAAATCCTGACTCTAACCATGCTTTACATTTTTCTTTTTCCTCATCACTCTCTTTCAGAAGGTCTTCAACATCATCAGAGAGGTTTTGATAAAGGTCTTGAGGGATTTCTGAGGGTGATAGGTTAGTTGCTTTTGCCCCAACAGGGTCTCTCAGGATAGCACTCATGTGTTGAGTACCGTTTATTGAGCCATCAACAGAACAAATCAAAGCAGATTGAAATCCTCTCCCTATTTTATGGTAATCCGCATACTCAAAAGAGAATTGGAGCATCTCCCACGGTGAATCTGCCTCTCGCCACCCTCTATTTTCGTAGGGATCGGCTGCCCACAGCAGAATATCGCTATGAATAAGCTCTATAGCTAATAATCGCTCTGATAGTTGGATTTTATCTAGACCCCAACAGTTAGCACCATGTAACAACAAGCATTTCTCTTGCTCATCGGTCTCAATCGGAGCAGGTTCTGAAAATTTCAACAGAGACTTGGCTACTTTTGTGCCTTGGTACGTCAAGAATGGGGAAATTGGGTACAACCGGCCCCTGAAATCACGGTTATGTGGAAAATAAATAGTCCTGTTACTAAATCTTTCAGCTAATTGCAGGGTCCGGATGAAGGCAACCTTCTTTGAGATCGATTTAGCGTTTTTATTATGTATCTTTGCGGCTTCCCTGGCCCAGCCTCGCAATTCCTCGCGCTGAGACGGAGTCATATCTGCCTTTTTTATTGTTAGATCGGCAAAAGGAGAGATAGGGACTTCAATTAAGTCTTTTTGAGGCAACCCACCATCACCCCAGCCTGATGCCCAAGCTGTTTGAACAACTTCAAGAACCCTAGTGTCTATGGTGTAGCCTGTTTCTTGGAGTGCGTTGGTCGTTTGATACACTTGTGGCATCTCTTCCCACGAAACATCCTCTAGATAATTCTTTCCTGTTGCCTTGATGAGCGGAATATCATGGTAATTTTCAGATAAATACCCACCACCTGTTAAAGCACTCCACTTTTTTGGTGGATGTACCATTGGCATAAGCACAGGGGATAGGCTTTCACCTACTTCATGAGCTTTTTGTATCCAATCCAAGGTTGCCTGTGTAGCTGAAATACTCCATATTCTCTTTTTATTGCTCGTTGGTACTTTTGTTATCTGCACCAACCCTGTCTTTGAGATGATAACTGAAAGAATTTTAGAGCCGATTAGGTAGCGGTCTCTCTTAGACCAACTATCATGCTCTATGCCATATTTCATTTTAGCCTTGTGGTGGAGAGCCACACGCCTTACGGTTCTATTTGTCGTTCTTTCGGTAACCTCATCCAAGGTCATTTTGAAATCTTGTGGGTGAAGAGCTTTGAACTTACTATATCGAACCTCGTCTTCAATCAAAGAGCCAATGGATACGCACGATGTTCCTAGTGCTGATCTTTTTGAGACAGCGTCAATGATGCTTTTTAAGGCGATACATGCTGCTAGTTTAGGAGACACAAGCTCTAGCTTAGTAGCTATCTTTCCTAGCGTTTTCCCTTTGCCGCCTTTAACTTCTGCAATCCAATCCTCAATCCCTCCACCAACGCTATGGATGCTGTGATTAATAAGAGTGCGACCATAGCCGCTGTTGCTTTCACGATTAGCACCGAGAGAGCTATTAACGCTCTTCCAGTATCGATCAATACCTTGCTGATACCCTTCATGCTCCTGAGCCAATTGCTCTTCATACAAATCCCTCATATACGCCACTCCATAGAAGTAACGCCAATCCAGTTACGAATTCGTAACAATATGCTTCTGCTGTGAAACACGCTTAGAAGCCCTATAAACCATACGATTGAGAGTTTGATACGATAGGGTAAGAGAAACAGATCGGATTTTGAATCCAACGTGTCTACCTGTTTCACCACCCCGGCGTAGTTATAACTGGCTTTTAAACTATTCATAGATTCCATTATACACAAAAATTCCCTCCATAACGCCACTTTTAAATTCAACCGGATGTCAGTCCAGTTGCCTTGCGTAGTCGTGATAATTCGATGTACTCAAGTAAGCGTACCGCATTGTCACACTAATATCTGAGTGATTGGCCATCCTGCTTATAGCTTCAATCGGAGTGCCTTTCTGCACATGCCATGAGCAAAAGCAATGCCTCAAATCATGCCACCTCATCTCAATACCTTCGATCACACACACTTTCTTGAATAGGTATGTGAGTTTGTGCTTATTAAAGGCGAATATCTTACCTGGCCTCTCTAATTCTTTTAAGCGTCTCTCCACTACCACTACAACTCTCTTAGGCATTGGGGCGCGGTGTAGCTTTCCATTCTTAGTGGTGACGATAACAAGCTCTTTACTATCAGAATCTACAAAATTCTCTGACCAATCAGGAGACTCACTCACCAATCCTAAAAGCTCTCCCTGTCTGAGTCCCGTTCTACAAGCGATAACAATGGCATCAGCAATATCGTAATAACCAAGCATCTCCGCCCTAAGGATCAAGCGATCAATGTCTTCTTCAGGCACAAATCGAGGTCTAGTGCTTGTGTCACTCAAACGATCTAATGAAGGGAGGTTTTGGATAGCACCTAATTTAATAGCATGCTTCAACGCCATACTCAAAGCAGATATCTTCTTGTTGATCGTACTGTTGCTGTTGGTTGTCGCTAGATGATCTTTAAAGTTCTCAACGTCATCTGTAGTGACCGCAGCAACAGCCATATCCTTACCAAAAAACTCCATACAACTTTCAGCATTCACCAATGATGATTTCTCGCACGGCTTACCTTTCCATTTAGCTTTCCATACCTTATCAAAAGCTATCTTCAGAGTCATCGTGCCTTTAGATGTCCTACCTTCAACAACGGCAACGCCTCTTTTGACGTTTAGCTTCGTTTCAAGCTCCCAAGCTTCAGCTTCGATTTTAGCAGAGAAGTTCTTTCGATATCTTTTCCCACCCGGACCTGTCACATAAGCTTGCCATGAGCTTCCCACCATACGCACACTCACGCTATCATCTCCGTAAGCCTATCTCTAAGCTTCCTACCTTTGGTGGTCAACTCAACTATCTTCTTGATTCTGCACATCGGGTCTTCGTAAGCCGTCACTAAGCCTAGGCCAGGCCGTAGAGACCTGACATGCCCTTGGTTCAATATAGTTACATTTCTAGAGGCTGTCGCTGTTGTTGACCCTAGCATCTCACCAATGGTGTTAACATTTAAACCCTGCTCATCATCCTTCTCTGTCAAAGCTATATAGAAGAAGGTTAACAGGGTTTGAACCTCCAACCCCTGATGCCCTCCTATATCTTTGAAAGTTTCTAAAATATTAATAAGGGTCTTCAGCCCTTTTCTTGTCTCGCTGTCCACATTTAATCTCCTTCTCTATTGATAACAAAACTGAAAAGCCTAGCCAAAAAACATAATAGTCTTTTGACGTTACTGTTTCATCCTCCCATACGCTTGGTAGTATATCTCTAAAGCGTACAAACTCCACTATAATACTGCCACAACCTTCCTTGTTCAAATACATTATACCCTCTGTGTTATTGCAAAATATCTCTTATTATCAATGCCGGGTAGACAAAGAGAAATGCCAATGCTCCCACCCACCCTAGTAAATCAACTATCAGCTTCACGTTCAATCCCTCCTTTTAAGAGCTTCAACATGTTAGCTAAAGTTTCTTCTGCCGTCCATAGCCATGACGATTTCTCCACGTTATACACATAGTTGGCACACTTAGCTTCAACTATCTCCTTCAACCTTTCAGGCGGTATCTCAAATCGCAAATCAAACTCACCATCGAGGTAGGGTCTTTGTGCATAGGAGCAATACCCCTTACCATTAAGCTTGAATACCCAACCATCCATCAGGTCTATCGATGTCCCAAAGGAAGGGGCAACTCTTTTTGCTACCCACATCCCTCGTTTCTCATCATATTCATTCACAACAGGTGAGGACTCATTCATCTCATCAACAATTGCCCTTAATTCTTTCCGTAAATCACGGTAGGGTTTGGAATAGAAATAACTCTTTACCGTCATTTGAACCCCTTTATCAAGTGTTCGATAACTTTAACCGTGAATGAGTTCCCAATCATCTTGTACGCTCTCGTTTTAGAGACGCTATCGCAATAACCATCAGGATATGTTTGCAATCTCAGGCATTCAGTTACTGTGAGTTTTCTATAGTACATGTCATCCTTTACAACGTTGTTATCTTTCTCAACAGTCGTTAGAGCATTAGTCTTACCACCATCACGAATCTCTAACCGCTGTTCTGTCTTACCCGAATTACCTGAAACATACCTTCCCCTCCAAGCACCACAGGAGATTTTAGGTTCTCGGTTGCCACCTGTCATTGCGTTAACAGTTGGAGACTTGCCTGATTTGTCATATATTCTTTTCAGAGACTCATGCCCATTGATGTCGTTAGCATCAGCAACATGTTTACATAAAGCTGTTGGAGAAGGGGTGACACCTCGTTTGGTTGCCGTCCCGATCATGGTTCTTTGTTTGCGCTCAATCGAATTCCAAGCTACCGCCCCTGCATATGAAGCTGTGAGGGCAAATGATTTGTCTTGCTGCGTTGTCATCTCATCGGTTGCAAAGGCATCATTGTCTAAAATATCAGCCAACACCAACCCCGCATCTTCGGGCAATCCCTGCTGCGGTATGTTAGTCCAATAAAGGCGTTGTCTATTCTGAGCCGATACTAGTGCCGAATTTATAGCTATAGGCTGAACACCCAAAGTTTCTGAGATAATGTCTTGAGCAAATTGAGCCATTTTTACGTTCTCCAACAGAAATTTACAATTTGGATTTATCTCTATAGCCTCCTTAACGATCCTTGCATATTCCCAAAATAACTTAGACCTTGGGTCATCAAAATTAGTAGCTGATCCTGACGCTCTTGAGAAGCCTTGGCAGGGAGAGCCACCAACTATCAGGTCAAGAGGAGGGAGGTGTTTAGCAGATAGGCGTGTCATATCTCCAACATGCTTCACTTCAGGATGCCTGGCCATCACAACTTCTATCGGATACGGATCAATTTCGCTCGCGTAACCAATAAAAGGAATATCTTGGTTTTTTAACGCTTGCCAAAATCCCCCCATACCATCACACAGCGATAGGGCGTTGATGGGTCTTCTTCTAGTTTTTACAGCATCCCACAGACGTAGGTCTATCGGTTTTCCTGTTGATACAACAACTTCTTTATCTTCTCTATACATTTAATGTCTCCGTTGATCTTCTTCTTTATTTTTTATGAATCTTAGCGTGACGTATTCAGCAAACTCTTCAGAGTGGATGTCTAAAAATGCTTCGATGATTTCGCCCATATTTGCTAGATAATATTTTAAAAACTCTGATTCCTCTTCTTTACTTTTTTTCATTAAGCACCCTCACTTGAGAATTGTCGTACATGACAGCAAATCGGGTCTTCTCTCCCATTCTGAGTTTTAGCCAATCCGAGTACTCGACAGCTTCAGGTTTGGTTAAGAATCTGAAGGCTGAAACCCACTCTCCCTCATGAAAAGTTTGGATCAACCAACACTTGATTTTCACGTTATTGATCATCGTGGATCACCCCCAATCCTCAGAGAGTATGTCATCAACTCTTGAGCCGTTTCATAAGGAACTTCAATTTGCGTAACACCTTCTTTATCTTTGAGTTGGTACATCATCACTCCCTCACTATCAGAGTTT